TGGAATGAGTAAATAATGTTGTTCAATCGTCTGTTCGAGCAGCGCAATATCTCGTATCAAACCATGTGGGCTTCGGGCGACATGGTTGAGTTGAACAACCTTGCTGGCACTGTTGTGAACAATGACACGGTGTTTCAAGTCAACGCCATTTTTAGCGGTGTCAGTCTTATCAGCGATTTGGTTTCTACTCTGCCGGTTGATTGTTTTGTGAATCGTGATGGGGCGCGTTTTCCGTTTCGTCCGAAGCCGTCTTGGGTGGATCAGCCTGATGTTGACTTGCCACGGCAAGCGTTTTATTCGTCGGTTGTGACGAGTCTGTTGCTTGATGGCAACGCGTTTATTCGCGTGTACTCGAACCGACGGGGCGAGGTTGTCAACCTAGTAGTCCTTAACCCGACCACCGTTTCAATCGTTCGCAACGGCATTGGCCGACTTGTGTTCAATGTTGTGGGGGAAGAACAACCGTTGACGAGCGATGAGATTCTTTATATCCCGGATTTGTTGCGCCCTGGTCAGGTGCGTGGTGTTTCGCGGGTGACGGCGTTGAAAGAAAACTTTGGTTTGGCTCTTGCGCTTGAGAAGTTCGCGGCGACCTTCTTTGGTTCCGGTACTAACCTTGCTGGCGTCATTGAGTTCCCCGGCAACCTTACGCAGGAACAAGCTGACAACTTGCGTTCAGGTTTTGACTCACGACACTCGGGCTGGTCACGATCTAACCGCACCGGCGTACTGTCGGGCGGCGCACAGTTTAAGCCGACTCAGATTGATCCGCAACAGTCGAGTCTGATTGACTCCCGCCGTTTTGCTGTTGAGGATGTGGCGCGTGCGCTGAACATTCCGCCTCACCTGCTGGGGCTTCCGGGCACGATGAGTTATTCCAGCGTTGAGGAGAACAACCGCCAGTTCTTAATTTCCACGCTGTCGCCCATGGTTTCGAAGGTGGAGCAAGCCATATCACCGTTAATGAAACGTTCGCCTGGTGGCGAGAACGCTTACATCAAGTTCAACATGGATGCGCTTCTGCGTGCGAACATTCAGGCGCGTACTGCCGCGTATTCGTCGGGACTACAAGCGGGCTACTTAAGCATAAATGACGTGCGCCGAATGGAAGATATGTTGCCAGTGGAGGACGAGGCGGCCAACCAAGTGCGTGTGCCGTTGGCTAACGTGACGATAACCGACCAGTCGTTGACGGCGGAGGAGAAGCGGGTGCGTATGGCTAATGTTTTGGTGTTGTCTGGTTATGATCCGGCGGAGTCGTTGGCGGCTGTTGGTCTTGACCCGATTGCCCACACTGGTTTGCCCAGTACGCAACTGCAACCCGTGGCGCAAGTCGACCCTACTGACCCGAACGCGGTCTACGCGGATGAGGTGAAGTAATGCAGTCACCGGGACGTTTGGATATGTCGTGCTATCAGGGCGCGTCTTTTGATTACACGTTGACGTGGCAGACCGGCGGGACACCTGTGAACCTGTCGGGCTACACGGCTCGGATGCAGGTGCGTGATGGTTTTGATGGCGGTTCGGCCATTGTGAACCTGACTTCGGGCACTGGTATCACGTTGGGTGGGACGGCTGGGACGATTGTTGTGGCTTTGACGGCTACGCAAACGGCGGCGATTGACGCGACGCCTTCCGGTCAGTACGTTTACGATCTTGAGCTTGTGAGCGGTTCGACTGTCACACGTCTTGTTGAAGGTAATTTTCTAGTGTCGCCCGAGGTTACACGTTGACGACTGTTACTGTGACGACTTCAACAGCGGTTGTTGAGGTTATTCCGCCCGCTTCCGCAACTGTGACGACTTCGGGCGCGGCGACGGCGACGGTTAGTGTTGCACCTGATTTCGTGTGGCCCGCTCAGGCACGTTACACGTCGGACTTTACGGCGACAGGGTTAGCCTTTACGGGCACTGGGACGACTGCACCGGGCTACAATTCTTATTTCGTCAAACACGGTTCCCTGGTGACGTTTTACATTGAGATTTTGTGCACGACGGTCACGAACTTTGGCACTGGTCAGTATTCGTTGAGTCTGCCCTTTCTACCGGCGCATGGCGGTAATCATTTTCCGGGCTGGGTTTGGCGTGACCCTGCTATCCCGGCGGATGATGCAAACCACATTATTTTGAACGCGGATCACAACGGTTTGACCAAGCAACTTGATTTGCATTTTCTTGTGGGTGCTACGGCTAACCCGAAACCTGTTATTGAGAATCAGTTGAAGCAGGGCGCACCGGGCTACAACCTCACCACCGTGTCCAAGATATACATAAACGGCACTTACATTACGAGCGAATAATGCCTTACTACATCACGCAGGAGAACGCTGATTGTTCGGGTTGGGCTGTCATGGCTGTTGACTCCGATGAGGTGTTTGGTTGCCACACAACGAAGCAGTCTGCGATTGACCAGGCGGTTGCGATTTCGTTGGCTGAGGAGGTTGAGTTTTTGGGTGAGCGTAATGAGTCGGGGCCACAAGTTGTGGTGACTGATATTGACGGAACGATTTTCATTGACGGTAACAAAACCAATGAGGAACTGTTGCTGTATCTTGACAGTTTCCCCGACACGTCCATCTTCGTCGTGACGGGTCGGCTCGAGGAGGATCGTGACCGGACGAGCAACGAGCTCACGGATGCCGGCGTTCGGTTTGATGATTTGATTATGCGTCCGGATGAGTCTTTGACGAGCAATGAGTTCAAGGCTCAAACCGCTTTGCGCTTGATGGAAGAGTTCAACGTGATGATCGCCGTCGATAACGATGAGGGCGCGCGTGCGGCCTATCGGGCTGCGGGTATCACGGCTTTGCACCCTAATGAGGTTCCGGCTTCGCGTGCTGAGGCTAGAGCGGTTGATTTGACACCACCGGCTTACATGGTGGACGCGGCACGTAAAGGGCTTGAGTGGTTTGCTGAAGGGCTTGCTGGGGATGGTTTGACGGGGCGAACGGTGCGTGAGGCGCGCGATATGGTTGCCGGTCAGGTTTCGGCGGATAAGTGGGTTCGGATTGCGGCGTGGATTTCCCGCCACCTGGTTGACCTTGATTCGCCGGACGCTAACCCAGACTCAGACAATTACCCGAGCGCGGGTGTTGTTGCTCATGCGTTGTGGGGTTCGGATGGTGGCAAGGCTGGCGCGCGCCGGGTGCTTTCCTATGCTGAGAATATAATTGGTAGAATTGAGGCGGAGAACACTAACCGATCTAAGGGTGGCACTGTGTCGAAAATTGAGACTCGCGTTTTTGTAAATGATTTTGAGGTGCGCGAAACGGCTGAAGGTATGACGCTCACCGGTTACGCTGCTCGGTTCAACGAGCCTTCTGAGCCGTTGCCGTTTATTGAGCGCATTGCGCCTGGTGCGTTCAAGCGGTCATTGCGCGCTAAGAACGATATTAAATTGCTCTGGAATCACTCGAGCAGTGACGTACTCGGCTCAACCAGGTCGGGCACACTCCGGTTGTCAGAAGACGAATTGGGTTTGCGTGTTGAGGCTGACCTGCCTGACACTCAGGCGGGACGCGACGCAAAGGTGCTCATTCAGCGCGGCGACGTGACCGGGTTCTCTTTTGGGTTTACTGTGCCACCGAACGGCGATTCGTGGAACTCTGAGGGCACTGAACGCACGCTAAAGTCTGTGCGCCTTTTGGAAGTATCAACCGGGGTTGCCTTTCCGGCTTACCCCTCGACGAACGGAACGGCACAAGTGCGCTCATTAGAAGATGTTGTTATGGCTGTCGGCGTAGACTATGACGCGCTCAGCATGGTGCTTGGCAAGGTTGCCGCTGGTGAACCAATCACTTACGCCGAGAAGGAAGTTATGGAGTTGGTTTTGGACGCTTTGGTACCTGAAGAAGAAGCACCGGTTGAGGATGCGCCGATGGATGAGGCGATGACTGAGCAGAACGGCCTTGATCAGTTGGCGTTGCACCGTAAGAAGCTTGCGCTCATGGAGTTGCTCGAAACCCTGTAAACCTCAGTCTACTCAGTAGGGTGTTCCGGTATTCTTAAGGTATGCGTTTGACCGTTAGCGGCGATGCTAGGTTTTCCGTCAGCGGTTGCCGTTCATAATCCTTTCTACCTTTGGAGTATTCACAATGAGTGATTTCATTAAGGGCCAGACTGAGGAACGCGCTAACCTGATTTTTCAGGTTCGTGACATCCTTGATCGGGCTGAA